ACTCACGTTGCTCGCGAGTTTCGTGTAGATGTCTGAGGTTATAGGGGGTTCCGGTTCCGGTATGAAAAATGGCCATTTATCAATAGAATATCGGGCAATTGATTCGATAACAGAGTACAGCGGAAACAGCAGAACGCACAGTGATGAACAGATAGATCAGGTTGCTGCATCAATTCAAGAATTTGGATTTACCAATCCTTTGCTGATTGATCATGATGGTGTTTTGATTGCAGGACACGGTCGGTTGCTGGCCGCAAAAAAACTTAACATCGATAGCGTCCCTGTTATTGAGATTGGTCATTTTACCGATAATCAGCGTCGGGCGTACGTTATCGCTGATAACAAATTGGCAGAAAATAGCAGCTGGGATGAAGCCGCACTTGCGCGCGAAATGGCTGACGCAACAAACCAACCGGGCGATGTGATTTCAAGAATCCTTGATATTACAAACGATGAGATAAAACATTTATCCGCAGCTGGTGTTGTCATTAAGACGGGTGCAGACAAATATAATTTGTTTGGATCTGTTAGGGGATACATCGGATATCTGCGCGAGCAAAACAAAAAATCACCGACACAAGTTGAAATCGCAGAACATCTTGATATGAGCGAAAGAAACGCACGTACTGTACTCAATGTTTTACAGATTGATTGGAGAGAAACCACTCTTGAAAAAATACGTATTTCGTACATTCGAGATTTACGTGAAAAGGCTGCCGGTCGTGGTGGAGATAATCAGGAGTCATTAACTTGCGCGCGAATACGTGAGTCACAGGCAAATGCACAAATCAAGGAATTGCAATACCATGAAGCGGTTGGTGATCTTATTCCTGCTGTAGAAATCGAGCCGTTGCTCGATTCATGGGCAGTAACGGCACGCTCTGAAACGACACACGCGATGGAAAAAATTATTGCCTCAATTCAAAGTAAATATGACATCGAGGTGGATCAGGATTTGATTGATGAACAACTTGGTGGTGCCTACAAGGCTATTGCAGATTACCCGAAACAGTTTTCTCAAGATGTTGTTGAGAGTGGGGGAGAATTGGAGACCACCACGCAAAATTAAAACACTGCAGTGGCTTGCCGATGAATATCGATTGCCCGAAGAGGGCGCGGATTTGCCGGGCAGATACAATCCGAATTATGTGCCTTATCTATGGGGTATCTTTGCCGCAATAGATGATCCTAAAACGCGCGTCATTGTGATGATGAAAGCCGCTCAAATTGGTTGGACGTTTGGGCTAATTGGTTACCTTGGTAAACGCATTGATACGCAGCCGTCGCCAATTATTATACTGTTTCCAAAAGATGGCGCGGCTCGTGAATTTTCAGACGAAAAATTTTCGCCTGCTATAAAAGCAACGCCTGCGTTGGCTGGCAAAATCAACGTTACCACCAGCCGCAAAGATGGTAATCGCGCGCTGTTTAAAAAATTTCCAGGCGGATTTATTAAATTAGTCGGATCTAATTCGATTAGCAATGTGAAATCCACGCCTGTACCGTTAGCAATTGTGGAAGAGCCTGATGATACCAACGACAGTGTAAAAGAGCAGGGCGATGCAATACGACTTATTAAAGAAAGGCTAAAACGATATCGTAATGGCAAACTGATTCTTGGCGGCACGCCATCGGTAAAAGGATTGTCGCGTGTTGAAGAGCAAATTGAACTGTCAAATCAATGCGTATTGCCAATTACGTGCAATGAATGCAAAGAAAAGCATGTGCTGAATTGGGATAATGTCAGTTGGCTAAAAAGTGATGATGGCCCAGTGCATCCGGTTTACGGGCAAAATCTACCTGAAACAGCTGTTTACGCCTGTCCGCACTGCGGTACGATCTGGGATGATTGGCAACGCCAGCAAAATATACTCGATACTGTCAAAAAGGCGGAAGCTGATGGCGATCCATTTTACGGGTGGACGCCCACCGTAACCACGTCAGGTGGTGTGTTTGGTTTTAAAGAGCTGAATGAGTTGTACGTTTGCATACCGGGTACCACGTTAGCCGATGTAGCGCGAGATTATTTAGAGGCAGAGCATGACGCAGAAAGCGGCGATCAGTCTGGCCGGATTGTTTTTCAAAACAGCAAACTGGGCAGACCGTACGAATACGAGAGCAATGCGCCTAAAATAAATGATCTGGTAGAGCGGGGCGAAAATTATCAAGAGCTTGTAATACCTTATGGTGGTCTGATACTCACTGCCGGAATAGATGTGCAACATGACCGCCTGGCCGTTACGATATGGGCGTGGGGTCGTGATGGAGAGATGTGGCTGGTGTACTGGGGCGAGTTGTACGCAAAAAACAACGTTAATGACAAGAGCGATCCGGTGTGGGAAGAGCTGCATAACCTGCTTTTTAGTCCTAAAAAACATGCACGCGGTTTTAAAGTTGTTCTTTCAGCAGCATCTATTGATTCGTCGGATGGTGGAACTTCAGATGCGGTTTACGATTGGGTGCGCACACGGCAGCGGCGCGGCATTATGGCGGTAAAAGGATCCTCTGATAAAAATCTTGACCGGGAAATATTCAGTTTACCGAAAAAAATTGATCACAAAACAAAAACAAAAGCGAGCAAATTTGGTTTGCAAGTTTTTATGGTGGGTACCAATAAAGCAAAAGATTTGTTAATTGGTGATCGCGGTCTATTGTCACTTACTGGTCATGGCCCTGGTCGCATGCATTGGTATAAAGATGTTCGCGCTGATTTTTTTGAACAATTGACCGCAGAGGTAAAGGCTCCTCATCGGTCAATACGTAACAAACTCGTTTGGCAATGTAAATCAGGTGTGCGCAATGAGGCGCTTGATTGTACCGTGTACGCACTACACGCAGCACGGTCTATCAAATTGCATATTATGACCAAAGCAAAATGGGATGCGTTAGAAGAAAAATTGACGCAGTCAGATATGTTTGTTCAGCCTGAAGGATTTCATCCAAAAATAATACAGAAAAAACAAAAAACTAAACGAAGAACCATTAGCAAAGGGGTGAGGATGTAATGGCTGGTATAACGCGAGAAATTGCTGAAGCAAAGTTGACAACGTGGTTGGATGCTGAAGAAAAAGTGGCCTCTGGACAGTCGTACAGCATTAGTGGCCGACAGTTAACGCGCGCCGATCTTGGTGAAATAAGGGAAAGTATAAAATACTGGGATAGCAAATCGCAACGACTAGCGCGGGGTGGCATCCGTGTCATGCGTGGCGTGCCTCAAGGCTAATAATAAAATGAAATTTTCTGTAAAAGTTGGTCGTGAAAAACTGGAAGTTGAAGAGAATATTATTGATAGATTGGTTCGTTATGTATCGCCAAGAGCCGGTCTAGGACGCATGAAGTCGCGTTTGCATACCGCTATGATTGGTGGCTATTCAGGTGCATCGAAATCAAAACGATCACTAAAAGGATGGAGGGTTCCGGGTGGTGATGCCGATTCCGATATTTTACCTGATTTGCAGGATTTGCGGGATCGCTCACGCGATTTGGTACGCAATACGCCGATTGCCGCCAGTGCGGTAAATACCAACGTGACCAATGTTGTTGGCACCGGCTTAAAATATCACTCGAGAATTGATAGAAAATATCTTGGCTTGAGTGACGAAGAGGCGGACGAATGGGAACAAAACGCCGAACGCCGCTTTAGGTTATTTGCTGAATCCAATGAATGCGATGCAACGCGCCAACAAAATTTTTTGGGCTTACAGGATCTTATTTACCGTTCCGCGCTTGAGGGTGGCGATGTTTTTATTTTGCTGCCGATGATAAACCGAGCAGGGTCGCCGTTTGGTCTGAAAATGCAGGTCGTTGAGGCCGATAGAGTGTGCAATAAAGACAACGCCGCAGACACGCGAACGTTGGCCGGGGGCATTGAAACGGATGAACATGGTGCTCCGATTAATTATCACATTAGAAAAACGCATCCGGGAAGCACGCTTTATACCAATTTGGAGTGGGATGTAGTGCCCGCATTCGGCGCGAGATCAGGACGCCGTAACGTCATCCATTTGTTTGATAGGCGGCGTCCTGGGCAGAGGCGTGGCGTACCGTATCTTGCACCGGTCATCGAGGCGTTAAAACAACTGGGTACATATACAGATGCTGAATTAATGGCAGCGGTCATATCTGGTATGTTTACCGTGTTCATCGAATCTGAAATGCCAGAAGAAATGTTCGATCTTGTCGATGGCGACAAAAAAGACTTGAGCAATAAAGACGATTACGAGTTAGGTAACGGCTCAATAGTAGGGCTTAATCCTGGCGAAAAAGTAAGTGCGCCGAATCCGGGGCGTCCGAATTCTGCATTTGACCCGTTTGTAATAGCAATTATCAGGCAGATTGGCGCGGCTCTTGAACTGCCATTTGAGTTGTTGATGAAACATTTTACAGCCAGTTATAGTGCAAGCCGTGCAGCGTTTATGGAGGCGTGGAAAACATTTAATAGCCGTCGTGCCTTTTTAGAAAGGGGATTATGTAATCCGGTGCTTGAAGAATTTATGTTTGAGCAGGTTGCAAAAGGTCTTATGAATGCACCGGGATTTTTAATTGATCCAATGATCAGAAAAGCGTATCTCGGCGCAGAGTGGACGGGACCAGCGCGCGGACAAATCAACGAATTGCAGGAAGTTAAGGCAGCCCGTGAGCGAGTGGACGCGGGCTTTACAACTATCACTGAAGAAACTGCGGCGATGACCGGCGGCGATTGGGAAAAGAAACACAGGCAAAGCGTGAAAGAAAAAATGCGCAGAGTTGAGGGTGGATTGGTTGAAGACAATAAACCTCCTGAAATCATACAACAAAACGAACAGCCGCCTGATACTGACCTGGATGAGCAAGACAATAAAGAAACCAAGCCCGGCAATCGCCGGGCTTTTTCGTAACGCGAGGCAAATTCAATGCGTTTTGCCCATCATTACCAAAAAAGCATCAGGGGGTGGTGGAGTTACTGATTACAACACTAACGTTGATCATTCCCAATATCCCCTGGCCATTGTTAGCATATTCGTTCCACTTGATGCATCACCCAACGCAACATACATCCCGTTTAAAGACCCTGATGGACGATGGCATGTCAGAACGCCTGATGGATTTTCTGAGATAGCGGTTTCATTTTTCCATAGAGGAATCACGGCATGATATTAGACAGCGAAGACCAAAGAAAAATAATACTTGAACTTATCCGTAGTAACAGCATACCCGGAGAAGTAATTGATGAAATTTATGAATTCAAACAGTTAGTTGTCATCGCAAAAATTGATTCAAATAAGGGGTCAGATAAAGGCGATGATTTAGGATGAGCGATGATAAAAAAGATATGGATAATGAGATAAAAGATAGGTCTCTCGCTGCTGTGCCTCATTGGGTTTGGATTCTATGCGGAACTTTTATTGTTATTCCTATCAGCATTTCTTTTTCTTTATTGGGTGTTGGAATGGCGCTGAAACAGGGTGATTTTCCGGTCGGTGATATTGCCAATCAATATGCACAGATTGATCTGAAAAAAGCTGAATTCAAACTTGAACAAATGCGCGCTAATAATGAATGTCCATCTAATGATGTGTTTAATAATGATTTGTCGATATTGGTTGTCGGTTTAATTGATCGTGTTGAGCAACTTGAGTTAATTGCTCACTTACCTGCAAAAAGAAAGGAAAAATAATATGCGTTTAGCTGATGTAATGAATGCGCCCTGGGCGATAACGCCGAGTATGCTGCATGAAATTCGCGATATTTACGAGACGCATTTACGCGGTGAAAAGATTGATATCGAAGGTGTTGAGGCGCGGTTGGGGCAACAGCTCAATAACGAGAGGGAAAATTATCAGGTTATCGATAATGTTGCGATTATTAATGTGCATGGTGTTATTGCAAAGCGCATGAATATGTTTACCCGAATTTCTGGTGGTGTTTCAACGCAATTATTAGAGCAGGACATTAGAGAGGCGCGTGAAGATACGGAAGTCGCTGCGACTATTCTTGATATTGATTCTGGGGGTGGCACCGTTGATGGCACGTTTGAACTTGCTGATGTTATATATGATATGCGTGGCGAAAAACCCATAATCGCTCTGGCCAGTGGGTTGGCGGCATCCGCAGCGTACGCCATTGGTTGTGCTGCTGATAAATTTTACATATCGGGTGACACCACTACAGTGGGTTCTATTGGCGTGGTATCGATGCACCGCGATTATTCGGGTTCTGAAGAAAAACAGGGTATTAAAACAACAGAAATCTATGCCGGTAAATACAAAAGAATTGCGTCTGATTATTCTCCGCTGACACAAGAGGGTCGGGAAAATATTCAGGAAACGGTTGATTATCTTTATTCCATATTTGTTGGAAGGGTTGCAAAATTCAGGGGCGTGCCGGTGAGCACGGTCCTCGACGACATGGCCGATGCGCGGTTGTTTATCGGTCAGCAAGGCATCGATGCCGGGTTGGTGGACGGTGTTTCCACGCTCGACAATCTGATCGCCGAATTATCACAAGGGCGCATGCCTGATCATACAGCCAGTGTGTCCGGTGAGACACAATTGGATTATGAAATTATTCACGATATAACAAAGGAGCCGAAAATGGCTGATAAAAACGAAATAACGAAGGGCTTTGTTGCCGAGAATCATCCTGAAATCGCAGATGCGTTTCGTGCTGAGGGTGCCGTTACTGCATCAGCAGAAGGTGCTACCGCAGAACGACAACGCATACAGGATGTGTTTGCACAGTCCATGCCTGGGCATGATGCGCTTATTCAGGATCTTGCATTTGACGGTAAAACAACCGGGCCCGAGGCCGCCGTTGCGGTGCTGAATGCCGAGCGAGAAAATAATCATAAATTGGTTTCTGGTTTGGCCGCAGACGCGGTAGAGGTATCCGCTGTTGCCGGTTCTGTTGGTGGGGATGACGCCATCGTTGATGGCGAAAACACTGGCGCACCCATTGAAGACAGATGCAAAACAAAATGGGATAAATCAAAAAAATTAAGAGCAGAGTTTGGTAATGATTTTGATTGTTATCTTGCGTATCAAACGGCCAATGAAAACGGGCAGGTAAGGATTATTGGTTCTCAAAAATAACCTTGACTTGATCTGAACCGGATTAACTTGAACTGTAAAAAATTTAAGAGGAATGAACAATGCCTACCTTAACAACAGACTCTGCTCGTGATTTTCAAATTGGAGAAAAGGAAGAATATCCAGTTATCGCGGCAGATATCATTTATGAAGGTGCCGCTGTTGGCGAGAATGCTGCCGGGTATTCCCGACCGTTGGTGGCCGGTGATGTATTTCAGGGTTTTGCCGTGTCAAAAGTTGATAATGCAGCGGGTGCAGCGGGTGCGCTTAACGTTGTTGTAAAATCACGCGGTCGTGTTCGCTTGGCGGTTGTCGGTGCTGCGGCTATTACCGTGAATGATCGTCCTGCGGTTTACGCGAGTGATGATGATACGTTTACACTAACGGCCACTAGCAACAGCAGAATCGGCAACGTATCGCGCTGGATTTCTGGCACAGATTGCATTGTCGAATTTGACGCATTGAAAGGTTTGGCGTAACGGCTATCTGATTAATACGTTTCAAATTTTTAAGAGAATTTTTAAGAGAATTTTTAAGAGGATATAAGAATGGGTGCATCAACTTTAGGTAGCCGAGCCATAATCGGCGAGTTTTATAAAACATTACAATCAGATCCTGGTGCGGCATGGATTCCGTTTATATCGATGTTGTTTTCTTCCGATCAGGGGTCTGAGGAATATCCGTGGTTGGGCCAAAGTCCTGCTATGCGCGAATGGGTTGGTGGGCGACATGCGAAAGGCTTCAAAGAAAGCGGTCTCACCATCAAAAACCGGCATTTTGAAGCGACTGTCGAGGTGCTGTTGTCTGAATTGCGAAGAGATAAAACCGGTCAGATAATGTTGCGTATTCGTGAGCTTGCATTACGCACTAATTCGCACTGGGCATCGTTACTTTCAGCGCTGATTATTAATGGAGAAAGCAGTTTGTGTTATGACGGCCAATTCTTCTTTGATACTGATCACCAAGAAGGTGAAAGCGGTGTGCAGAGTAATGATATCACCACTGACATTTCGGCATTGCCTGCTGTTGCGCATGGTACGCCAGCTGCCCCCAGTGTTGAAGAAGCACAACAGGCAATGATGAATTCTGTTTCTCAGATTTTGAGTTTCAAGGATGATGTCGGTGAACCAATGAATGAAGGCGCAAACAGCTTTTTGGTCATGGTACCAATGCCTTATTTCATTACGTTTAGAAAAGCGTTGACGATGCCCGCAGGTACGGGTGTCACTGAGCAGGTAGTGCCGAATGAGCTTAGTATTAGTGTGGTTCCAAATACGCGCTTGACCTGGACTGACAAGTTCGTCACGTTTCGTGCGGACGGCAACGTTAAACCATTTATTCGGCAGCAAGAGACGGCGGTTATGCTCAAATCAAAAGTGGAAGGTTCTGATTTTGAATTTGATAACGATGCGCATCAGCATGGTGTCGATGCATGGCGTAATGTTGGTAATGGATACTGGCAGCATGCTTGTTTAAATCAGCTTGTTTAATGATTGATAAAATAGCGGCCAGAAGGCCGCTATTTTTTTATGTAAATAACAGAGGCAATAGGCCATGCAGAAATGTAAAGTGACAAATGCTGTAACTATACACAGTGGTATCTTCAAGCTGGACAAGAATCAAGTTAAACGCAGATTACATATGCTAAAAAAAGTAAAAGCGGGTATTCAATTACTCAACCTATCACTTTTAAGGCGGGTGAAAAGTTTGAATATGATGGCCCTGTTGATCGTACGCTTGCCATTATGTTGGGATTAACCGAAAAGCAAGCGGAAAAGATGAACAAGGATCATGATAAGTCGCCATCTGATGCAATGGATGATGTTGGACAATCGGATGATGTTGGACAATCGGATGATGTTGGACAATCGGATGATGTTGGACAATCGGATGATGTTGGACAATCGGATGATGTTGAACAATCGGATGATGTTGAACAATCGGATGATGTTGAGCAAACAGGTGATGGTGAGGATTAATAATGTCGCTTAAAAATGACATGATCAGTGATCTCGACAACATGCTAAACACAGATGAATTTGCGGTGCCTGCAACGTATTCACCGGAAAAATATGCTGAACAGCATCCCTCCAATAAGTCGTGTGGTATAAACGGAATTTTTGATCATGATTTTGTCATGATAAACGGCGCTGAAAGTTTTAGCCCAGTGTTTGATTGCGCCACACGTAATATATGTGGTGTTTTACACGGGGCAAAACTAACCATCCATGAAAGTATAAAAAGATTAAAAACGGACATAACGTATACCGTGCGCGGTGTTCAGCCTAATGGAACAGGATTAACCCGGTTAATACTTGAGGCACCGGTAAATGGCTGATCATCGTGCTGAACAAATCATGGATAAAGTTACTGCGCTGGTAACAGGTCTTGGCACCACCGGTACAAATGTCATGCGCGACCGTGTTTATGATGTCGCTGAAAAAATCAATGCAGCCTTATCCATTTATATTGGCGACGATGATCCTATTGACGACAGTCCGTGGCCTTATATTGATAGTTTGTTAACGGTATATATCGATATCCACGCACGTAATGATTCCAGCATACCTGTGAGTAAGACCCTTAACCGGGTCAGAAAAGAACTTGTGCTGGCAATTATGGTTGATGTGACTCTTGGCCTGCCATTGTTTGTACAAGAGATCGAGGAAAGCATTGCCAGCGCACCGATCATGAACTATGGCGATCAACCCATTTCGTTGCAGCGTACTGAATGGACAGTAAAATATCGTCGCTCTTTAACTGATCCGAGTGAGTGAAATAATGACAAAAACAGCTGAAAAAACGCAAACATTGCGCAAAACATTGAAACCGCGTAATGGCGGATCAACCGTTATTAATCCTGAACAACAAAAGGAAAAATCCAATGGGACTCTTGATAAAAAGAGCGGTAGTCCTCGCAAAGATTGAGACCACGTATAATACTGACTCGGTGCCAACGGCAACCGCAGATGCGGTGTTGGTAGAAAACCTGCAATATGCACCCGCAGAGCAGCGCATGTACCAACAGCCGACGGTCGGCGCAACGTTGGCAATGGTTGCGCAGGTTTATGGCGGATCTCTATTGCAGGTCACGTTTGATGTCGCGTTAAAGGGGTCTGGCGCATTAGGTACTGCGCCTGACGTTGGTGTATTTCTTCGCGCTTGTGGTATTGGTGAAACTATTTCGGCGGGTGTGTCTGTAACCTATAAACCCGTGTCTGCCTCGCAAGAAAGCATAACAATATATTTATACGAAGATGGAAAACGCTATGTTTTGACGGGCGTTAGAGGCAATGTTTCTTTTTCCGGTACCGTTGGCGAGCCGGGCAAATTGTCATTTACGTTAACAGGGCACTGGACATCGCCTGCTACCGTTACATTACCCACACCGACATTGGATGCCACTATAGCGCCTGTATTGTTAAGTGCAGGCTTTACGGTTAATTCATATTCTGCTGTTATCTCTGCGTTTTCTTATGATTTGGGTAACACTGTGGCTTTTCCGCCAGATATAAATGCGCCTGATGGATTTAGCGAAATTATTATTACAGGGCGCGACGTGAATGGGTCAATCGATCCGGAGGAGGTATTGGTTGCAACTCAGGATTTTGTCACGTTGTGGAAATCTGGAACTCCTATGGCGATGTCTACCGGTGTAATAGGAGCCAACGCAGGCAATCGCTGGCAGAAATCGTTGCCAAAAATAACGTATCGAGACTGGGCGACTGGTGATCGAGACGGTGTGCGTACCGCTGAAATGCCGTTTGGTGCGGAAGAGGTCAATGGCGATGATGAAATATCTTTGGTCTTCACGTAAAGGAAAAAAATAAATGTCACTAACGTTAAAAACATCGCTTACAGCAGAGTGGTATACATTTGAAGGGCAAGAAAATGAAGAGAGCCCGGCGCGGGTAAAGTTAAAACCGCTCAATGGCGAGCAACTTGATAATGCTATGGAGGGTGCCGTGCTAGAAGGCAGCAATGCGGGGCTTTCGTCGCGTGGGATTAAGTCAGCATTACGAAACAGCATTGTTGACTGGGAAGGCATTAACAGTGACAGAGGCGATGTGGTTGCCTGCAAATTTACAAATCATCATCTTTTGCCGTGGGCACGCCGCAATGAGCTGGCAACGGTCATCATTAATCGCAGTGACTTAAGCGAGGAACAGCAAAAAAACTGATAATCGCAATTGAAGTTTTGCAGAATGATTTTAATTGCGACCACTGCAAATGGGGTAGGCATTGTGACGACACTAACCCTGCACCAATTGAACAATGGGAAATAAAGAATATAATGTTTTCTAACGTTTGCTTAAAACCTATGGTCACTGATGGATCAATGTTTATGATCAGCTTATACAAACATTATCAAAACAGAATATTGCCTTTTGCCGGTGGCATTCTTGACCAGCCAAATATTTATGTCCAGTGTATGAATATCATTGAGAGTTTAATGAAAAATGAAAAAAAAGGCTGAAGCAAAATTTAAAATATCGGCTGAAGACAAAACAAAAATTGCACTGATGTCTGTGCGGAGAAGAATGAGAAGTCTTCGCAAGACGGTTTTTAGCCTGAAAACGTCCGTTATAGGCTTGTCAGGTATAGGTGGTTTTGGTCTACTGATAAAATCATCTCTCTCGTCTATTGATGTGATTGGAAAAATGTCGAAGACTTACGGCATTGCTACGGAAGAACTTGCAGCCTTTAAAATAGCTGCTGAACTTGGTGGGTCATCATTACAAACATTTGCAAAAGCAGCAAAACAGGTGTCAAAAAATACGTTTGATTTTGTCGTGAAAGGCACCAGTGAAGCAAAAACATCCTTTGAAACGCTTGGGATCACCGTGGAAGATTTGAAGCCGATTATGAATGATAATGTTGCTCTGATAGGCTTAATTGCTGATGGGTTAAACAAGTTGGACGATGGCGCTATAAAAACAGCACTCGCTTACGAATTGTTGGGTGGTCGCGCTCTCGAATTATTACCCGCATTATCAGGTGGTACAGAGCAGCTTAAAAAATACCGGGAAGAGGCGGTATTGTTTGGCACGGCACTGTCAAAAGATGCGGTATTGGGTGTTGAAAAGACAAACGATTCAATTTCAAGACTTGGTTTTTTGTTTAAAGGATTGAGGGATCAAACAGTAGCCGCGCTTGCGCCTGCGATTAAAAGTGCTGTTGATAATTTTAGGGACTGGATACTTGAAATTGCTGAAGCAGAGGGTGGCGTGAAATCTTTTGCGCAATCTATGGCCGTTAGTATATTGCGCGCAATAAAAGTTGTCATTGCAGGTTTAAGAGCATTTCTTGATAACATTGATGCGCTGCATGAGAAGTTGGTAGGCGTTGGATTGTTAGAAGAAAGCAATCTGAAAAAAGAAATTGCGGGGCAACGTATTAAGATTGAGAATCTTAACCGTTCAATCGTCGTTTATGAAAAATTCAATATGAAAAGTGAGATCTATAACGAACTTTTGGGATCTCGTGAAGAAGCATATATAAAGCTTAATAAATTACAAGATGGAAATAATTCTTTGCTTGATGGCGCTAATGAACGGATTGACGAATTGATACAAAAAACATTGAAACAACAATCAATAGAAAGCGCGGTGGGTGTTGTAAATAAGGACAACAAAAAGGATCGAGGATTGCCAGACAGTATTTCTGATCAGCTTAATTCAGGTTTGTCATCGGGTGTTTCTGATGCGCTTAATCAGCGCGTCGTGGCTATTCGTGAGGGGCTTTTAAACGAAGAGCAGATGTTGGCCTTGTCTTATGCTAATCGTGCGGTAACAGTTGCTGAATGGGCTCAAGATGACATTTCGCGGCAAAAAGAACGAGACTTTTTACTCAATGAGCTTGCGGTTGAAAATGAAAATATAAAAACCGAGATCGCAAAAAGGGGCGAAGCGGATCGCCGGGCGGTGATGGCTGCTGGTCTTGGTGCAGCAGCGAATATTTTCAGCAGTTTGTCATCACTAATGGGCAAGGCAGGGAAAAAGCAAAATGCAATGCAAAAAGTGCTTGCCAGGGCGGGTATTATCGCATCTACCGCACAGGCGATAATGAATGCGCTGGCAGTGCCTCCTTATCCCCTGGGTGCATCACTGGCAGTAGGTGCTGCATTACAGGGCGCTGTGCAATTGCGCGCGGTAGGCGGCAGTGGTGGTGGTATATCATCACCAGTATCATCAGGTGCTGCGCAATTTCAGCAATCACAACCTATCTCGCAAGAGCCGATTTCGACGGGCGCTGCTGTGCAGGAATTCAGGGTTACGGTTGACTGGGAAAATGCAACGCCGGATCAAATAGATCAATTGGCGGAATCATTGTCTCGCAATATGAGCAATGGCGGAAAATCTCCGGTGGCGGCATGAAAATCGGATATAGAAATATACTAACTGAATCAACAGTGACTGTGACAGCCTCCTCTGAGAGCGCAGGCTTTGAAAAACAAAACGCTTACGATGGCAGAACCGGCAGTTATTGGAGGCCACTGTTTGCGCCTGCATTCCTGAAGGCAGCAGGTAGCATGCCGTTAGGGATGTGGATGGGCGATATAGTTGCTGGGATGCTCTCTCCGTCTGAATTGGTTACCAATGGCGATATGTCAAGCACTGCAAACTGGACGCCATTTAATAGTAATGTGTCAATAGTCAGTGGAGCGTTGAGAGTAACTAGCACAGGCAATGGATTGACTTATGTCAGTCAGCAAATACCTGCGACTCAGGGTGAGTCTGTTACGTTGAGTGTCGATGTCGTAACAGACGGGACAACAGGCGGTGCGTTTATTTCGACTGGCTCAACGCCAAACGGGCAGCAGTACGGGATAAATTTTATTTCTAATCCTACGCCGGGAACGTATCAACACACATTTACTCCAACAACATCGGTCACTTATATTTCGTTTGGCACGACAAGCCAAACACTTTCCGGTGAATTTATGGAGTGGGATAATGCGTCTGTGCCATCCGGTGGCGTTAATGATTTGACGGTTAATAATAAAGATTTGTCAGTTTATGGCTCAATTTTAAAAAGCGAAATGGCATCAAAAACAGGAATAGTTGAGTATTCCGGATTTGCTGGAAGCAATTATTTAGAGCAGGCATACAATGCAACACTCGAAGTTGGAATTAGTGATTTTTTTGTAGGCGGCTGGGTCAGGCTTAAAACGCCATGGCCGAATACGCGGCAAACATTGGTGCATAGGAGTGACGGCATAGGTGGCGGTGAATTCGGGCTATATATCAACCCGAATGGTACTTTAAGGTACGCTTCAAATGTTGCGCCTATTGATGCATCAGGACCAAAACTTAATGATGGAAATTATCATTTTGTTGCAGCAGTGCGTTTTTCCCAGATCATTTATCTGTATGTCGATGGCGCGCTTGTTCGTTCATTTGTTGATTCATCTAATCAATTAACTACAAATGCAACGATGCGCTTTGGTGTTAAAAAATCAGGTCTCGAAGCGCTAACCGATGGCTATTTGTCTTTATGGTCAGTTGATAATGCTGGAAAATCTGCACAACAAATAAAAGATATTTACGATAAGGAAAAGTTTTATTTTATAAAGGGCGGAACACTGCCAGAAACTTTTTTAAGTACACGCGCAACAACAGCGGATTATTTTGCTGTTTATGATCATGATCTCGCATTGGTGGGCAGTATTATTGTGTTGCAGTATTCTGATGATGATGTGACATGGTCTAATGTGTTCGATCCTATTTATCCAACAACGTCATCTGTGATATTTAAAACATTCACGCAGGTGTCTCATAAATTCTGGCGAGTTTATGTTTCTGGTGCTGGTACGCGAAATATAGGCGTGTGCATGTTTGGCTTGCGCCTTGATTTTAAGAATGGCTTAACGTTCGGATTTTCTCCGCCTGCATTGGGCCAGCAATTTGTACCGCGCAATAATGTTTCTGCCAATGGTGAATTTATTGGCCGCAGTGTTACAAAGATGCCTGTTTCAGGCAATCTGGTGTTTAATCCGGTATTTAGTCAATCGTGGGTAAGGCAGTTCTGGCCAGATTTGATACGGCATATGGAGAAAAAACCTTTTGTGGTTTTGCCGGAAGATCCATACCCTGGAGAGGCTATTTTCTGCTGGACTGATCGTGTCCGTGGACCTGAATATTCGTCGATTTTTATGTCGTTGAATATACCTGTTAAAGCGAAGGTGAGTTAATTGAGTTACCAATCAGAACGCGATACGGTTGGCAGACAGGCATTTACGCGCGTTGAAATTGATATGCCGGTTTGCTCGCTGGCGTACGGTGTTGCTCCCTGCACTGCGTCAGGCCCGGCTGGCGGACAGTGTAACAACACCCGCAATACCTGTCAGGACACGGCCAATTACGCCGGTGGTACCGCTGTCAGTACGATAGTGCTGTGTGATCATAACGTTGCTATACCTGGCGTGCCAATGCGGCCATTGATTATACGCAAACGGTTTTCGCCAACGCTCATTGACAAAAAGAAATCACTGGGTCGTCGTGCAAAAATACAAATCCAATGCCGTGATTACCCGTCAAATGATCGTGGCATTGATCCGTATTGGGCCACACGCACATACGTTGCAGAAGACCAAGGCACCTTTTGGGGAAAGGTAAAGGCAATTTACCGTATTACTCAGGGGCTCCGATGCGGGTTATCACCGGTTATATTGGTGATGTTTATAATCCGAGTGAATCGATCACCGGCATTATATTCTGGAACGTAAAATTAAAGTGGGCCAAAAAAAGGGGGGTTGATTACACTCACCGGGGTTAGACGTACTAAAAGCTGGCAGATGACAAGCGTGCATTATGTCCAAA